CTCCCTGAAACCCACACATCACATCAAGAATATGAATGTTTATCTACATGTAAGAATCGCCATCTACGGGTTGCCTAAGCCCTCAGGTGCATATCAAACATGAGTATGGTAAAAGTTTTCTATGTTTACATTTATCCTGTCATACTGGTGCTCCGGATTACTTAGAGACTTTGACACCAACGCATGTATTATTTATATTTTCACATCCCGTCACTATGGTACCCTAGGATTACTTAAGGGATTTAGACACCGCAAACACATTTACACAGCAAGGAAAATGATACGACACGCATGCCCGACACATTCCAACGTACCGGCAGCGCCAGTCAATGTAACACGTACTCGAACCGTATCTCCACCATTGACGGACACTACACCAGCAATGTGTAGTGCAAGATAAGTACCAGTTGTAACACCACGTGCCTGTTCCTGAATAATTGGGACGGTAATAGCTCCAGCATTCTTCTCCACTGTAGCATAAATATCGAACAATTCGGACGTCGAATCTTTCGACCCGATATCCACAAAAACCAGATACGTGCCCTTTGGGGGGGTGATTGTGCCACTTGTATTTGACCACATGCCAAAAGCATTCGATGTGAACGTCGATAGTTCTGACAAGTTGACTGTACCAGCAACACCGTTCGTGAATCCTTGATTACTTGCTAGATCGTACGCCGTGATATTCGGGGAAACTGGGGCAGTAGGCGAATCTGTTTGTGGAACGTAGAATTCTACATCGTATTCTACCCACAACTTACCAATGGTTCCCGTTGTAACATTTGCAAGACGCCCAACACTCAACCTGCCCACATCGTACGTTTTCAAATCTGCAGCAACACTACCACTACGGATGTACTTCCGCGGTCCCATAGGATGCATTGACTTCGAATCCAGCATGATAGCAAATGGTGACCAAGGCATACCCTCACGTGCATCCTGAGTGTTGGTCAACCCCGCTTCATTATCTGCAAGGAAATCATTAGCATCATACTCCGGTGACAAAATGATGGACCCAGGCGTGCTTGTTGGGCACGCTGGAACGTAGGAGAATGCAAGCTTTCGAAAAGCGTACTGCTCCCACACGGATGCTTCCTGTGACAACCGTGGAAACGTTCCAGACAATCCTGGATTCAACCCATAATGTGATACCGTGATGGTTCCGTTATCGCCTGTGATGGTAACAACCAATTCCGTACCCACACACCTTCGCGATCGCATCCGACTTGGTGGTGAAAATCCTCGAACTTCACCGAGTGCAACAGGTGCCCGTGTAGACATCTCCAATTGCCTCGTATTCTTTTTACTTTTATTTTTCGTCATTGCGCACCAATAGTTTTCTTTCTTCTCTTTTGTAGCCGACTATTGGCATCACACTACATTGGTGCCCCACCAATGCAACCCAAATCATCCTCGCAATGAACTTGGCCTGAACACACCCATGTACTGTAGTACTCTTCTAGCGCCACCTGTTCATCTGGTGTCACGTCAAACGCTTCGAAGAACGACACACGAGTATCTGCACTGACCTCAACATGTTTCGCATCCATGCCACGCGACAACATTCGTGATCCACTTTGCATAAAAACAGCCTCCGACATCTTACTCGGACGGCCATTGCGCATATACGCCTCGTACATCGACTGAAAAACAGGTACTCCACTACAGAGCGCCAAACCACATTCACCAACAGCATACAACCATGACCTCAGAGCTCCCAGATTATCAAGCGGGAATAAGCACATGCTATCCTTCTCCCTAGCACTGTGGAAATTTCGCACCATACGCCACTCCCCATTAACACTCAATGGGTGGGTTTGGCAAAACTCAATCTTTTCCAACTCAAACACTGGCTCTTCAACAACCATGGTGAAGCCGAGATTTTTGGTAAAGGATGAAAACCCTTGCGAAAAGCATTCAAGATCCCTACGATCCATAATTACAACACAATCGTCACCATTGTTGCATAAACTGGCCTTCACTCCAATCTTTGTCAACCATGACCAAACAATAGCACACATGATCAAGCAATTCCCTAGGCTCGTGTTCATATCTCCAGAACCACGACCTCCTCGAACATGGTATGTAATCTTCCCATCAAAACACCAAGCAACTCCTTTACTCCTCAGTTGCCAACTCAACAACCTCTTG